GGTAAATGTAAGGGATGATGAAGCAGATGCGTACACATGAATTACATTTGATGCAGCAAGAGTAATGCCTAGTGTTAATGCAACTGAGTCGTTAGCAGCGATTGCTACATCATAAGCAATGTAATGCTCGTCTGCAATAGATGTGCCAGTTGCTGGTTTTACCGCAATGCGGTATGTGCGTGATGATGCTGAGCGATTGCAAACTACAATGCTAGAAACAACAGCACTAGATGATGCTGGAACTGCGTACAGTTCCTCTAGGGTAGTAGCAGCAGATGCTTTACGACCCAATACTTTGTATGCCATAGGTTATGCCCCCATAAGTAGAAATGGATTTAATCCGCCCTCGGAGATTGCGGACTCTTTTGCTAGTGGTATTCCGCCGACTGTTGTGCCGTCATGTACCACTATTGTATCTTTGGTTGTGTCTATCGTAACTTCCCCAACCAAACCTGTAAATGTAGAGTGTTCGCTAGTAGTTCCTCTACGGAGTTGTAATGCAAATGCTGGCATGTTATTAAGCCCCCATCATCATAAAGACATCCGGCAGCGGGTCAGTAGTAATCGCAGCCCAAGATGCGGTTGAACCATTAGTTGTTAAATACTTACCAGTATTACCTGATTGGTCAGGAAGGCTAATCGGTGCTGCTGCCCATTGAACTCCATAAGAAGCCGTAGATGCAGCGGTAAGGATTTGTCCATCTGTTCCAATAGGTAATCTTGCAGCGGTATCGGCAGCACTAGCAACAATCAAGTCACCTTTAGCATCAAAGATAACTGCTTGAATTGCACTTGCAGCGGATGCAGCACTATTAGCAGCAGCAGTTGCTGAGTTAGCAGCAGATGTTGCGGAAGTGGCTGCTGCGGTGGCAGAGTTAGCAGCACTTGTTGCGCTAGTTGCAGCAGCAGTAGCGCTAGTAGCAGCAGCACTTGCACTCGCAGCAGCGCTAGTAGCACTTGTAGCAGCAGCGCTAGCAGAGTTATTAGCAGATGCAGCAACAGTAGCAATGTTTAAATAGGTGCTACTTGTTGTATCTGTTTCAGTAATTGTACCCATGTCGCGCAAAATACCTGCGCCAGTTAAACCAACTACCGCCGTGTAAGAGTTATTAGCGCTTGTTGCTGATGTGGCTGCTGCGTTTGCTGATGATGCAGCAGCAGTTGCACTAAGTGCAGCAGCAGTTGCAGATGCACCAGCAGATGTTGTTTGAGTATCAATGTAATCTTTTGTAGCAGCATCAGTACCAGCAGTAGGAGTGCCAAGACCAGTAATCTTGTTTGTACCCATTGCAATAGCACCAGTCATAGTGCCACCGCTTAGAGATAGTTTTCCTGCTAAAGCGTTAGTAATAGTTGTTGCATAGTTAGGGTCATCACCTAAAGCAGCAGCAAGTTCATTAAGGGTATCAAGTGTTCCCGGTGCTGAGTCAACAAGGTTAGAAACCTGAGTATCTACATAAGCCTTAGTAGCAGCATGGTCATTAGCACTTGGTGTAGCAAGACCCGATACAGTAAATCCACCAGCAGCAAGGTCAGAACCTAGTGTATTGCTTGTAAGTGTTTTGTTAGAAAGAGTTTGTGAAGCATCAAGGATTGCAACAGTACCAGTCACATTTGGAAGTGTGATAACACGGTCAGCGGTTGGGTCAACTACGGTAAGTCTTGTTTCATTACCATCAGCAGTTGAGCCTTCAAAGTAGATGCCATCACCATCAACGGTTGGGCTTGTTAAAAGTTTATTGGTAAGTGTTTCAGAACCAGCAAGAGTAGCAACACCAGTAAATGTATTGTTAGTCGTGCTTAATGTCTTATTGCTAAGGGTTTGAGCCTTTGCAGTACCTACTACTGAACCATCACCTGAACCAAGACCGTGAACATGTGTTTCAATGTTAGTCATAATGCCTGAGTCAGCATCATAACCACGGGCTGCAATGTGGGTTTGTAATTCGCGGAAGTCACGGGCAGATACTGCATGGCGAACTGTTGCACCAGCAGAGTGTGCTACTGCCTGTGTGCTATCTTGACCACGCTTAACGGTAAGAGTTGTACCAGTACCTGACTCAACTGTAATTACTTCCTCTTTGTTTGTATCAGGGTCAACAAGAAGTGTGTAAGGAAAACTTGCAGCAAATCCACTTGTTGAAGCAACAACAAAGGATGTATAAGTATCTCCTTGTGATGCCGAAGGGATAGCAGCAGTAATAGTTGTTTCTACTGCTGTTGCCGAATAGTACCGTTTTGGTGAGCCTGCATCTCCTGCTGCCATTTATTTACCTACCTTTGATAGTGACTGCGGACTGGGAATTGTCTGCGTTGATTTTCTGCACACTCGTTTAAACGCTGTTGGTAAATACCAAACAAGAAGCGTGATGCAGTTTCGCCTGAACGAGCAGTTTGTTGTGAGTCAAGCAAGTCTGCTGCTGCGTGTTGCGGACCAAGGCGTGAAGGGTCAAGGAAGGAAATCATCCTAAAGGCTGCGCCATAAATGATTACATCCTCAGCGTATGACGGCAAGCCAGTAACTGTTGAGAACTCATCTGTTGCTGCCGACAATAAAGTTGGGCGCTTTGAATAAACAACATTGACTTTACGCCCCGGAACAATAGGAGAGTAAACGCTGATGCTCTTTCCTAGATTGCCACCTGTGCCAAATGTTGTTGGATTAGCCAATCGGTCTAGTTGCCATGCACGAACTGGAAGCCACTCGTTGCTTGGACCTATGACTGAGTGAGTAAGGTTTAAAATGTTTTCTGCTTCATCAGGTAAATCGTAAGTTGTTTTAGCAGCCACAAAACTAAACTCTGTTTGACCAACACCAAAGATTGCTGGGTAAACAGCATTGATAGTGTCGTTAATAGCACGCTTAATTTCATTGCGTGGGAACAATGGAGAAACGATTACTCTATCATTAGCAGCATGGGTTTCGGCAGTAGTACCGCGTTGTCCACGACCCCAAGGGGCAAGTGTTAGTGTGCTTGATGCTGGGTTAACTGTGTTTACATACATGATTTCATCACCAATTTGGATGTAACCACGACCAATTACTGATGTATCAAAAACAGTAATAGAAGTTGTAGAAGTTGTTGCGCTAGTTGTTAGCCATGTGCTGGCTTCGGAGTTAACCGTATAGCCATGCAATAGCGTATCAATACGCTCAGTTAATTGGTTAAGTGTACTCATAGGTTAATAGACCTCAATGCATCTACCGCAGACTTTCCAGTTGTGCTAGCAAGTTCATTACAAATTGCGTTTAAACCTTTATAGTCTTTTGGTTGTCGGGATGAACTAGCCTTGTAATTAAGGGCAGCAATAAGACCTAAGCCTGTTGTACCAGCATAGGTATTGGCTGCACCCTGTGGGGCTTTGTAAGATGTAACGCTAGTAATACCTGCAAGGCGATTGAGTTCACCTGTAAGTGTGCTTCCTGCAATACCAGTTGCCATTACTTAGCCTTTCTTTTTGCTGCTGCATTATCAACAAGATTTGGGTAAGGGCGACCAGCCTTCTTTGCTGCTGCTTTTGCCTTAGCCTTTTGTGCAGGAGTCAATGGAGTAGATTTCTTGTTAGGATTTTTTGTATCCCAAAATGCTTTCTTTTTCACCACTTCACCTTGTCTGCCCAGTACGCTGCCGACATCTTGCCCTTGGCAATGTTCTTAGCGTGACGAGCCTTGAAGGATGCTTGGCGTGCAGTTGGTTGTCTATCACCAGTCACGCCTTGCTGTCCAAAACGAATTGTCTTTACTTGCGAGCCTTCTTTAGCCACAACAACATGAGATTTAGTCGGATGACTTGGAGTACGCTTAGGCTTATTAAAGCCTGCTACGCCTGCTCTTGCTAATCGTGGGTCTTTCTTAGCAGGCATGATTACTTAATCATCCCCGGCTTTGGCTTTGACTTACCCTTCTTAACCATGTCTTTAACATAGTTAGGGTTACCTGCGCCACCAAGTTTTGGCTTGCCTGTTGCTGCTGACTTGTTCATCTTAGTCATGTTTGCAGATGGCTTAGTAGGCATTGTTGGCTTCTTTGCTGCTGGCTTTGATTTTGCTGAGCCAGTAATCTTTACTTTTTTCTCATACATTGGCATTATTATTTCCCCTTTTTCTTTGATTTACCCGCTACTGATAAAGCAATAGCGACTGCTTGTTTACGGTTCTTTACAACTGCTGCCTTCTTAGGACCTTTAGGGTCTTTTCCGCTATGTAGGGTTCCGCGTTTAAACTCACCCATAATCTTTTCAACTTTGTTCTTAGGCATTAGTCATCCTCAATTTCGGTATCGTTCTTGTGATACATACCGGGTTGAACTGTGACCTTCTTTAAACTTGCTTCTGTTGGCTTGCTGCTAACATCCCTACCGCCTACGCCGTAAGGTTGAACAGCGCCATAGCATCCACACTCAGCGCACATTACTTACTCCTTTGGGTAATTACCTTTACATCTCCGCCAACACTTATGTTGTAATCAGCGGAAATCTTGATTGCTCTACGAGCCACAGCCTCAACGCTCTTAATAGAGTTCTTACTCATGCCTGCTGCTGCTAATGCACCAAGGGCTAAATCGCCACCGCTGCCTACCGCATACAAACCACGGTCATCTCTTGACCATAAATAGTCTTGGTCAACTTCATAGATAACACCGTTTAAACAGATAAGTGCATCAAATCCGGCATCTTTATCTTTACTTGTATCGGGGTTATACCCGTTCTCAATCATTGCTTCCCGTAGGGAAGGCAAAACTTTTGTCTGCATAAATACATCTGTTGCTATTGTCTTGACTACTTTTGGTGGGTTCCAAAGATAGTTTGCAATGTTGCCTGCAATGGCATCACCTGAAAATCCAAATACATAGTCACCCTTTTTGGTAACTTTATCCACACCTTTTGCATAGTATGGTTTGTCGTCATAGGTAGTCATGGAGTCTGCTGCGATTAACGCCCAGCCTTTTCCCTGAATACCTACAATGGCAGTCATTGTTACCCCTTAAATGTCCCCGTATTTGCATCAAAGGCTTTACCAGCCTTATCAGATTTCTCAACAGCATCTCTAATTTTTGCCATAGAAGTTCCAGCAGGTTGAATACCTTGCGCTCTTGCAGCAGCATAAGCATTAAGTTCAGCGTTCCATTTTTTCTCAGTCATACCTTTTGCACTATTTGCATCACCTGTGCTGAACTCTAAGTTAGATGCTTTTAGGCACTCGCCCCAATTTTCATGGTCTTGTGTTGGGCAACCAGTTCTACATGCCATGTTTAAACCGTTGTTATGTACTCTACATAGCCTGCTGCTATGAGTCGTGTTCTTGTCTGTCCGTCAATGTCGTACACATGTCCACCTAAATAAACTTCGTCTGCTTCTAAAGTCTGAGTTTGGCTTGGGTAACGGTATGACGAATACAACCCGTTTACACGCAGGACACTAATCCCGCGGTTGATACCCATACGCTCAAATAGCGTGTGTCCGCCAGCAGGGGTTTCCTTGACGGTAGGTGGTGTGAATTGGTATGCCATAACTCTCCTTAGTGTAACAGGGTAGCGGGCGTTTAAACACCCGCCACCCCGGTACTAATCTCCGAAATTAGTCAGAGATGCTAGATGAAGTTTCAATGCGGAACAACGCATCCTCACGGTAGCGGGCGAAACCAAGTACGCCGTACCAACCGATTGGGCGGAAACGCATCAACTTATCAGTAACAGGTCCGATAACTACGCCCGGTTCCTGTGCAACTGCTTCTGCCAAAGCCTGCTTTCCAGCAAGGATTGTGCGGAATACATTTGTCTTAGGTGTGATGGTTACAGTTGCACCTGATGTTACAGCAGCAGTTGTTGCTACTGAAAGGGTGAGAACTGAGCCATTGATTGCTGAAACAAGTGTGCTTGCGCCAGTTGTTGCAGAAATTGCAAGCCCATCACCGACATCAATACCTGATGTTGATGCAACAGTAATTGTTGTTGCACCTGATGCAGATGTTGTTGTGGTTGTAGTTGTGAAGGTTGACTGATTAGCACCTTCTGCCTTTTCGTACATGCGTGGTGTTTCTACAAAGAAAGCACCTTCGTATGTTCCGATTGTTCCAGCCCATAGGTTACCCTGTGCAGAGTCTGTTTGAGCATGGATGTCGCGCCATCCGACTGAGCCTGTTTCAGCACGAAGGTCGTGTGAAACCTCAGGGTGAATACCGCACCAGTACAAAGAACCTTGGCGTGGAACAGCCTTGTTGCTACGCAACTTGGCTACTGCACGGCGGATTTTTGCAGATGTTAGGGTATCAGCAGATGATACTGTTGCTGTTGAAGTAACAGTACCGCCATAGATAACATTTGTTCCCTGACGGAGAGTTTCCATTGCTAACTTATCAAGTGAG